TCGGGCACTGGAGCATATGAATGCCAACTTTGATCGAGTATATTTTATTCCTGGAAATCACGATCTATATTATAGGGACAAGCGTGATATTCAAAGTGTTGAATGGGCACGCCACCTCCCTAATGTTGAAATTTGTAACGATTGGTTTTCCAGTGGTGATGTGGTTATTGCTCCTTGGCTGGTTGGTGACGATCATAAGCGTATCTCTCGGCTGAAGGGCAAATACATGTTCGGGCATTTTGAACTGCCCGGCTACCTGATGAACGCCATGGTAGAGATGCCGGATCACGGTGAAGTTCGTAGAGAAGACTTCAACAACTTTGAACATGTGTTCACAGGGCACTTCCACAAACGCCAGACCAAGAAGAATATCACTTACATAGGCAATGCGTTTCCGCACAACTACGCAGATGCCGGCGACGATGCTCGTGGCCTTACTGTGCTAGAATGGGGCCGGGATCCCGTGTATCATGCGTGGCCCGATCAACCTAGATATCGTGTGTTGGGTCTGGCCAACATCATCGACAATGCTGCTTCATTGCTTGCACCCAGGATGCATGTTCGTGTAAACTTGGATATTGAGATTTCATATGAGGAAGCCAACTTCATCAAAGAAACCTACATCAAGGATTACAATCTCCGAGAGATGGCGTTGATTCCTAACAAAAATTCATCGGTGGATACAGACATGGCACCAGGTGAGATCAAGTTTGAAAGCGTGGATCAGATCGTCACGGATCAGATCACTAATATTGAATCAGAATTCTACGACAATAAACTGCTGTTGAAAATCTATCAGAACTTATGAGATTATATTTCAATGGGTGTAGTATTACCCGGGGCGATGATCTCAAAGATCCATCACAGCAATCTTGGCCTAGTTTGATATCTAATAAATTAGATTGTGAATTTTTAAATGACAGTATCAGTGGTGGTACCAATGATCGAATCATGTATAGAACTATAAAGCATATCGACCAGTTTGATAAGTTTTATATCGCTTGGACCCATACCGCAAGATTCACTAGATACAGAAGCGACAACAATCACGATGTTAATTTTAATCCAATGTTAACCCATGCGCTGTATTCAAAAACTCCGGAGTTCAAGGACTATGCCCATTTGCATTACAAATTCTGGCACAATGAACTCTATGCTTTTAAACTTTGGTTACAAGATATAATCCTTCTGCAGAGATTGCTCGAGTCCTTTTGCAAATCCTATGTAATGCTTAATTCTGTTGATAACTTGATCAATCAATGGACTACGCCTTGGCAAAATTCTAATAATAGTGTACAATCACTATTGTGCTTTGATCTGATGTCCGACCAACAACTGAATGATGAACATTCCGAAATACAAAATCTTATTGATAAAATTGATTTTTCTAAATTTATCGGATGGAATACCTGGCATATAACCAAACTAACAAATCAATATCCGATTGGTGCAACCGGGCATCTATTAGAGCAAGGGCATGAACAAGTTGCAGAATATATTTTAAAAAATGATACATCTTCGTGATCTCACAGTAAAAAACTTCATGAGCGTGGGTAATACCACACAGGCCATTGACTTTGATCGTAGTGACCTTACTCTGGTGCTAGGCGAAAATCTGGACATGGGCGGTGACGGATCTCGTAACGGCACAGGCAAGACCACTATCATCAATGCATTGAGTTACGCATTATATGGTCAGGCACTATCAAACATCCGAAAAGACAATCTTGTGAACAAGACCAATGCCAAGCACATGCTGGTGAGCTTGGACTTTAGTGTCAGCGGACAGAACTATAGGATCGAGCGCGGTCGCAAACCCAATGTGCTCAAGTTCTATGTGAATGATGAACATCAGGCAGCACAGGACGAAGCACAAGGCGATAGTCGAGAAACACAAGAGGCTATTGAGCGTGTGCTAGGTATGAGCCACGACATGTTCCAACACATTGTGGCACTGAACACATACACACCGCCGTTCTTGAGTCTCAAAGCCAATGAACAACGAACTATCATTGAACAACTGCTGGGTATCACACTATTGAGTGAACGTGCTGATCGGATCAAGGAACTCAATAGACAAACCAAGGATTCTATTCAATCGGAGGAACTGCGTATCCGTGCTGTGCAAGAAGCCAACAAACGCATTGAAGAACAGATTGCCAGCTTGGAAAAACGCAGAACCCTATGGCTACGCAAACAAACTGAAGATACAGAAGGCCTAGCACAAGGTATTGCTGATCTTGAACACATTGATATTGCGGCCGAGGTCCAGGCACACAGAGATCTCGAAGCATACCATGTTCGCAAAAAAGCTATGGACGAAGCCAATCGTTGGATCCGGCAGATTGATGCTGATGATACAAAACTGCTAAAACAAAAAGCTCAGATTGATAAGGATCTCAATCAGATTGCCAGCCACAAGTGTTTTGCTTGCGGAACAGACATACACGACAATAGTCTGGATACTGTGAAAGCACAGCGTGAGAAGACTCTACAAGAACTTGCATTGCAACTGCTGACCAACGATTCACAGCGTCAGGAACATCAAGATCGATTGAAAGAACTTGGTGACCTAGGCACAGCACCAACAGTGTTCTACGATAGTTTGGAACAGGCATTGAATCACAAGAACACTGTGGATACACTCAACAAGGATCTGGTAACAAGATCATCAGAGTCAGATCCTTACAGCGAACAGATCACAGACATGCAGAATCAAGCCTTGCAGGCAGTTTCTTATGATACCTTGAACGAATTCACTAGAGTGCAGGAGCATCAAGAGTTCTTGTTGAAACTGCTTACCAGCAAAGATAGCTTTGTGCGTAAGAAGATCATTGATCAGAACTTGAGTTATCTCAACAGCCGACTCACACACTATCTTGATCGTATTGGATTGCCACACACTGTGAAGTTCCAGAACGATCTCACAGTGAGCATTGAAGAGCTGGGTCGTGAACTGGACTTTGACAATTTATCGCGTGGTGAACGCAATCGATTGATCTTGAGCATGAGTTGGGCGTTCCGCGATGTGTGGGAGAGTTTGTATCAACCTATCAACATCTTGTTCATTGACGAGATGATCGATTCTGGATTGGACACACAAGGTGTAGAGAATGCCTTGGCCCTGCTGAAGAAGATGAGCCGCGAACGGCACAAGTCAATTTGGTTGGTCAGTCACAGAGATGAGTTGACTAGCAGGGTAGAGAACATTCTCAAAGTAGTAAAAGAGAATGGATTTACCAGTTATAGTACAGACATTGAACTAGCATAAAATCAATAATTTACAACATCTACAACAAAGGCATAACTATGTGACTCAAGAGATCAACCTGCAACATGACATGGCTATATCAAAACACCCCAGTGGAGACATTGCCCGAAACATGTGTAGGATTTGTTTACTTGATCACAAATAATCTTACTGGACGCAAATACATAGGCAAAAAACTGGCAAAGTTCTCAAAAACCACTTACAAAGTAATCAAACAGAAGAACGGCATCAAAAAGAAAAAACGGATACGTAGCAAAATTGATTCGGATTGGCAACAATATTATGGATCCAGCACAGAACTATCCGCAGACATCGAAAAACTAGGCACCGACAATTTCACCAGAGAGATACTTTTTTACTGCAACAGCAAGAGTGAATGCTCTTACATTGAGGCACGCGAGCAGTTCAGTAGACAGGTATTGGAATCAGCAGATTATTACAATGGCCATATACAGGTAAGGGTACATGGCCGCCAAATCTTAAATAAAATTTAATCACGACTCTGTGTTGAGTGATATGACTCAACCCCATTGAGGAACGGTGCGATACCCGGTCCGGACTTGGGCGTCAAAGGCAATTGCTAACTTAAGGCAACAAATGGTTTGGGCTCTGTGAAGAAGATACACCCCATGCTCGTAGGACTTGGATCAACGTCGGGTCACTAGGGTTCCGTTGATATGTGAAGCTTGAGTAGGGGGTACCGGTCAACCGCCTCCGCGTTCTTGTTTGCTATTTGCAAACAGCAAATGAACAATCTCATTACCGTAGATGACTGCTGTCACTCAGATGATGCATCAATTCACCGTGCATACGGTGAATTATGACCACAGTATCTAGATGATACTAAGTCAAGCAAACTAAAAACACATTGATGAGCGCAGCGATATCAATAGACTTGCTACGCAAGTCTTGAATTAACCCATTGGACCTAATATTTCAAATCCGTTAATTTTTGATTTGTACAATTGTGCTTGCTCTAGGTACAGGAATTGAAATCCTCGTGCTTTGTAGATAGCACATTCTGTTTTCATTGTTTCTATACCCATGCGTAGTTCTGGACGATGATAAGTCCATGCGAACTGATCGCACTGTGCATTGTGCTGATCAAATCTGCGTATCAGACTCCATGCTACTAACCTACCAGAATCATAGTAACCAATGAGATCGGCCATAGGATCATGATATCTAGAATGGAACATGGGCATCACACTGGCAAAGTTTTTGTAGATGCAGTAGGTTCTATAGATATCATCTAATTGGGACAACACACTGGATTCTCGGCTGTGTATGTACTGCCACTCTACTGTGGGTTCATAGTTGGTTTTTTTTAGATCAATCCTAGAAAATTGATATGTCATGATTTGTCTGGAAAAAAGTCTTGCATCATGCCCGATCTATGCAGGTCACTTGTAACACAATGTATACCACCATCCCAAAAGTATCTGTGTCGAAATGGCACAATGTGTGGAGTAATACCATACCGATCTAATGCGTCGAATACCAGTTTGTTGTAGTTGAATACCATGACATTTTTAGGATCAATGATCAACATGTTTACATCAAACACAGTTTCCTCCACATATCCTGTCCAATGACCTAGCCATTGTTCAACCACATCGACTACTGATTGATCATGCTCGAATCCTGGTATCCACCATTTTCCACGATTTTTTTCTTTGAGATCCAGGAATGGTTGAACAGCTTCCCAACTTTGTACTGGAAGATAAACCACTTCCCAATCGGGAAAAGTATCGGCATATGTCGGAACATCCTCTAAACTTATTATCAATCCAGGAGTAACTGGACAGTAGGTCGCATCACTGTGCCCACCGGTGTTTATGATATGATTTCTAGTATCAGTAAACTCTTGATCTATGAATTTTTTAAGTTCGTTTTGATCCTGATCATAATTCTCGGTACCAACAAATAGATCTCGGCCAATTCGTGCAATCATTGCACCGTTGATCTGATCGTTAGATTTTATGATTTTGTTGCCTTGTGCTTTTACTTTTTTTACAATTGAGCCGTAATAGTGTTGAATTGAGCATGGATTGTTTCCAATTTTATGAATGTTCAAACATTCATCGCGTATCCGTTCAGGTAAAGATAACCAATCGGAATACGAATCACAGTCAGGCCAAGAAGGATCGCGCACATGGTTGTATGCTGGTTGTTCACTATCATTTACATGGTCTATATAAAATTTATCACCAACCATTATGGTACGATCTCTAGGGCACATAGGTGGCGGCACCAGTCGACCATCGTATTGTCTGCATTGATTAAAATCATCTGGAATATCAGTACGAACTATATCTACTCCAAAACTTTGTAACTTGCGTATGATATTCTGATAATCTTCTTCGGTTTCAACAGCTATTTTTTCAAACAACTCACGCACATGCGAGACTGTGATCCAGGAATAAAATTCTGGTGGATAACTACGTCCTACTGCACATACTTTTAACGGATCCCAATGTTGATATACTGAATACATTTTATTTGCTCCTAGGGTCTTGTCGATTTTTGAACAGACCTTGCAAGTAATCTTCTGGCCAGTCATGATAAAATCCCTGGTCAGACATCTGCCGAGCACGACGGTCAAGATCACTTAGATTCTGTACCATGCTCAATGCGTACCGGCCCTGGTTCATGATAACACCATTTACATCTTCTACATCAGCAGGATGATCTTCCAACACAATCAAGTCTGCTGCTAACAAGAAATCTCGATTGGCAGATTGCAATCGTGGAGAAAAATACTCAAGGGTCCATTCCGCAGGATCGTATGCATAAATGACCACTTGATATTGCTGCATACCTACAGCGGCACGTGATTCAAGATCAAAATATGGTTCCTTGCCAATGAATATGCCCACAGTACCTTGTAGCCGTGCTTGCCGTGCAAACGGGCAAGGTGCCCAGTTGCCCAATGCCGGATGCGGAACTTCTACAAAATTTTCCGACCAAGCAAGAATGTCTCGAGTGACTGTTTTGATATCCATTAGAAGAATGGCAATCCTGATTTCTTAGTTGTTTCTAAATTGTCTTTGATCAGTTCATTGATCAATTCTCGTTCCTGTATACCCAATGCCATGGTTTGATCGTATGTTAATCCTCCACGCATGAACCAACTTATCTTCAATGCTTCCTGGCGTATGGATTGACAATCTTTTTCCATGGTATCTACCAACTCACTGACATCCCCAGGCGTGGATCTCAGGAGTTGTTGCCGAAAAAACTTGCCAGATCCAGGGTAAACGATTGTTTGTATTTGTGAGAACAACTGCCACAGGTTATATCCAATGGCTTGATTTCACTAACTTCACGTTGTTTGATAACATGATCACGAATCTGATTGAATGTTTTGCTATCGCAATTACGCAGGTAATCCAATATGTATTCGTGTTCAGTTACCATTGCAGTGGGCGATTTGATAGTACCAATACTGCGAGCTACAGTTTGCATGGTTGTATTGTTGATAGCAGTCATCACCTCTTTATACTTTTCTATTTTTTCAGTCTCGGGCATTTCTGTTTGAGTCACAGCATTGATTTTTTGTTGTTGTTCAAGTTGTACAAGATTGTTTTGATTTACAGTTTGATATGTGATAGGATTGATATAAAACTCTAGATCTCCCATCATCAATGAAGTATTGTAATTTCCAATAGAGATACCGTCATTGACTGCTCTCAAATCAATATTGACATCTTCTAATTCTCGGCATTCCGGACAGGTCAGTGACAGCGGCATGGCATGCCCATAACTAGCAATCCTGATGCCTATCAGCACAGCATCAACATCAATGCTGGGCATGCTCCACGGGTCTCTTATAGCAGGAACACAACTTTGGATCACGCTCACGGTGGCAGCACCGTTGTATAAAGCATCAGGAGTGCGATAGGTGATTTCGTCTACTGAAGTCATGGGCAGCACCGGTATTTCGCCGTTAGGAGGCATGTTTAGTGTGCCCGGTGGATAGAATTTACCTTGGCTGGGCAATCTGATGTAGATCGCAGGTTGACGAAAGTATTGTGTTAGCGGGTTGTTTGGTAGCATAGATTTCCTCGATAAATATAATTATGACAAAATCTCACCGTGAGAAAATTCAAAGGAAAACATAATGGCCGATATCGATCCAGCAGAATTAGAAGAGTTAAGAAGAAACAACAGAATCTTAAACGAAATGTTGGGTAGAACCACCACGAGTTTTACCACTCTAGGCCCGGCGGTGGACAAGATGTTAGGACCTTTTGCTGCCCTGGTTGCTGCTACCAGTTCGGGTGCAACTGGCATGTCTGCATACAATACAGCACTGGATAGCGTTGGAGCCAGTGCAGCAAAGATAGCAGAAAATTTTCCAATCTTGGGAGAAACAGTCAAAATCATGACCGGTGTTGGCATGGAATATGTCAAAGCTGTTAATGTACAAAATGACGAACTATACAAAAGTTATCAGGGATTAGCAAAATCAGGTCTTGCCGGAGAAGCAAACACAGACAGTTTGCTTAAAATGGCACAGCAGTTTGGTGTAGTGAATGACAAGCAACTGCCACAGTTCACGCAGATGCTTTCGCAAAATTCTGAAACTCTGGCAAAATTTGGAGGAACCGCGGCGCAAGGTGTGAAGACATTTGCCGACATATCAGAGAATATACAAAGAACAGGAGTCCAGACTCAACTATTGAACATGGGCATGAGTATTGAAAGCATCAATGCAGGCACAGCCAACTATCTCAAGCAACAGACACTGAGCGGCGCAGCAATGCAGCGAGCAGGAGAAGATCAGAAAGCCTACACTGCTAGAATGGCTGCTGGCGCAGAAGATTACATCAAGCAAATGGATATCATGAGCAAGCTCACTGGCAAAAGTGCCGAGGCATTGCAGAAGGAAAATGAAGAAGCTTTGATGAACGAACAGTACTCGTTGCATGAACGAGAACTACAACAAAAAATAGCAAAAGGCGGACAAGAAGGACTAGAAGCAGAAAAGCAACTGGCTGAAGAACGAAAAGTCCTGCAACAAACAGAAGGTAGTGTGAGAAAAGGATTCATGGCTGCATTCACTGGTATGGGCATGCAGTTTGAAGAAGGTCGCAAACTGTATCAAAGCGCACCGGAAGCATTCAATCAGGCAGCTAAAGGTACCGGTGTTCAGGCCAACCAGATACTGGATACAGCCAAAGGTGAATTCAAGAAGACCTTAGACACCTTTGGCGGCCTGATCATGGCTGCTGGCAACACCATCTTTGCCAATGTGAAAGATCAACGAGCCTTGGAAAATCTCAAAGGCACAGCAGAAGAAAGAGAAGCAGCAGCTAGAGCTCAACGAACAAAACAGATTGAAAACACAGACGAAAGTATCAAAACACAGACTGCAACCATACAACTGCAACGCGAAGCCCAAAAAGAATTACAAAACATGTTGCATGCTGGAGGATTAGCTACATCGTATTTCATGATGATATTGGCTGAAGCAACAAAAACAGAAGGAGCTAGGTTGCCAAATGCTGCTGGTACCAAAGGTATGAATGCTCAACAACTTGCAGCCGAAGTTGAAAAAGCAAATAAACAAATGCGATCACAAGGGGTAGGTGGTGTTCCTGGAGAAAACGAAGCAGATCGTGCAGACAAACAGGTGGAAGCTACTGGTAAAAAAATGGAGGCACCTACTGAAACCATGATCCGAGAAAAAGCTATGAAAGAACTTGGGTTGCTGGTTCCTGAAATACGAGATGCCACAATACAGGCTATCGATGAACTAACAGCAAAAATAGCTGATACCGCTGCCGGTGCTTTAAGAGACGGCTACATCGCAGCCAAAAAAGCACTTCAAGACAGATTAAACAACCTAGTTCTACCACCACCACCTCCTCGTAGTTTTGTAAATCCTAATGATTTTAGCAGTCAAATCAGCGCACCAAAAAATCAAGCATTTCAGAGCGCGGCCAGCATGAAATATAAAGAAAGTGTGAATCCAGATCTATCTCAACAACTTTCAGGCACAGCCGAAGATGCAAAACGGGCAATGACACAGTTTGCAGGACTTCCGGAAAAAACCACTAACCAGGAAATAGTTGCAAGCAACACCATGCTGGCCACCAAGATGGACGAACTCATTGGACTCATGCGTACCAGCAATGGATATCAGCAGAAGATCAGTCAGCAGGTGTACGCATAACAATAAATAACACACTATGGCAGAACCAAAACAAGGCTGGAAAAAATACTTCAAGGTCGCAGATTTATCTGGACAGATGAGCCCGATAGCGGGCGGCAGAGATCAGGGCTTGCCCGGATATCCAAAAAACGACGGAAGACGAAACAATCAAGCTGATACAGACTTCAGCTTCCGTAACTATGCCAGCCGATTACCGGAAGTGTATTCTGGACATCCAAACCGTATTGAACGCTATAATCAATACGAAAACATGGACGCTGACTCGGAGGTGAACGCATGCTTGGACATCATCGCTGAGTTCTCCACACAGCTGAACGAACAAAACGACACACCGTTTGACATAACCTACAACGACGATCCTACAGATCACGAGATTGAAATTATCCGCAAACAGATGCAGCAATGGGTCAAGCTGAACAAGCTGGATCAACGCATCTTCAAACTGTTCCGTAATACTATCAAGTACGGCGATCAAGTGTTTGTGCGTGACCCAGAAACATTTGAAATGTTTTGGGTGGACATGAGCAAAGTGGTGCGTGTGATCGTGAACGAGAACGAAGGCAAACGCCCCGAACAATACATCATCCGTGACATCAACCCTAACTTCCAGAACTTGACTGTGGCAGCAAAGACCACAACTGACTTCATGGTCAATCCAAGTTCAGGTGGCGCAGGTGGTATTGGCGGCAGCATGCAAGGTGGTGGATACACAGCACCCAGTTCGGCCATGAGCGGTGTGAGCCGATTCAACCGTGCTGTGAATGAAACCTGTATTGATGCCAAACATGTGGTGCATATGAGCCTGAACGAAGGATTGGACACATTCTGGCCATTTGGTAAATCAATTTTAGAAAACATCTTCAAAGTGTTCAAGCAGAAAGAACTGCTGGAAGATGCTATGTTGATCTACAGGGTGCAGCGAGCGCCTGAGCGTAGAATGTTCAAGATCGATGTAGGAAACATGCCCAGCCATATGGCCATGGCGTTTGTGGAGCGGGTGAAGAATGAGATGCATCAACGCCGGATTCCCACATACGGCGGCGGTGGTCAGAACATCATGGATTCAAGTTATAATCCACTTTCAATCAACGAAGACTTCTTTTTTCCAGTAGGTGCAGACGGTCGTGGCAGTTCAGTAGAGATGCTGCAAGGCGGTCAAAACCTTGGTGAAATCGACGATTTAAAGTATTTTAACAACAAAATGGCCCGTGGTCTGCGTGTGCCATCCAGCTATTTGCCCACAGGTCCAGACGACTCTGACCGTGCTTTGACCGACGGAAAAGTAGGCACAGCACTGATACAAGAGTACAGATTCAATCAGTATTGTGAGCGTTTACAAGCATTGATTGTGCAGAAATTAGATGACGAATTCAAGATGTTCATGCGTTGGAGAGGGTTTAACATTGATGCTGGCCTGTTCCAGATCAAGTTTAATCCACCGCAAAACTTTGCAAGTTATCGACAAGCAGAGTTAGATACTACACGTATCACAGCATTTACATCGTTAGAACCACTGCCTTACTTGAGCAAGCGTTTCCTATTAGAGCGTTTTTTAGGTCTGACAGAAGACGAAATCCAACAAAATTCCAAGTTGTGGAAAGAAGAACGCGACAAGCCGGAGATGGAAACTTCACAAGGACAGGACCTGCGTTCAGTGGGTATCACACCTGCTGGATTGGAAAGCGATGTGGCCATGGGTCAAGAAATGGGCAATCTCGCACCAGCAGGTGCAGAACCCGGTGCAGCACCCGGCGGCACCATAGGATCAACTCCAGCAGCACAACCACCGGCCGCTCCAGCGGCGCCTGGAGCATAAATATCTCATGATACTCAATGAGCTTTATGACCGTAGTCCCAGTGCATATCAGGATGTTGCTGCTGATAACACACAGCCTCAACTTGGGCAATTACGCAAGACCAAGCTCACATTGATGCAGTTGAATAAATTGCGGAAAATGAATGATACCAGAACTTTTGAATACAACGAAAAGTTAAAAGATATCAGAACTCAATATGCACCAGCTGCCGCACCACCGGCCTAAAATAGCTGTCTAAATTGATAAAAAAACTGTCATAAACAGTATCTTTTTCTCTTAAATCGTAAATATAGATATAGATTTTGCCGGGTGGCAAAATTAAAGAATACCTATAGGAGCCATTTAATGAGCAAAAACCAGTTTGAACAGTTGATTGAATATGTGATCAACGACGAAGACGCAAAAGCCAAAGAACTTTTCCATCAGATCGTGGTATCAAAAAGCCGTCAGATCTATGAAAACCTCATGCAGGAAGACGAGTTGGGCATGAATGACATGGGTGACATGTCAGGCCAGTCATCTGATATGGATGAAAGCATGATGGGCGGAAGTCAAACTGAAGCAATGATCCATGATGTTGAAGCCGAAGAAGAAGGCATGATGGAAACTGACGACGAAGACGAAGCTGATATCAAATTTGACGATGAAGCCGAAGATGATGGTGAAGATCTCACCAAAGACATGGAATATGACCATGACGAAGAAATGGATGATGCCGAGCAAACAGATCGCATCCTGGATCTAGAAGACAAGCTGGACGAACTCATGGCTCAATTTGAAGAAATGATGGGCGGTGACGACATGGGCGGTATGGACGGTGGCGACGACGGCATGAGCGACATGGAAATTGACGCTGACGAATTTGAAACCGAAGGCATGATGGAAAACATCAGCTTGAAGCAAGTTCATCCCAAAGTCACAACACATGAAGAAGGTGACGGCAAAGCAGGTCCTGTAGCATTCAATGCTGGTCAAACAGGCATGGAAGGCCGTCCTGTGCGAGCAGGTAAAAACGAAGGTGGACACCACGACACTGCTGCTTACAAAAACAGCACCAAGGACCTGATTGGTAAAGTTGGTAACTCACCAGCACAAGGCACACAAAATCTCAAACCAGCTAACAAGCCACATTTGGGTCAAGCCAGCGGTGTTAACACACGCACACCATTCCCACGCGGTGGAAAGTAATCTGCAATGAAATACTTACAGGAACATCTAAACTTCAACCAAGCCAAGATTCGCGTCTTGGTTGAAGATGGTCCTGACGGTGCAGGCAAGACATTGTACATGGAAGGTATCTGTATCGAAGGCGGAGTAAAAAACGCTAACGAACGAGTTTACCCTGTAAATGAAATTGGCAAAGCCGTTCACAGTATCAATGAGCAGTTGCGTGGTGGTTATTCTGTGTTGGGTGAAGTAGATCATCCAGAAGATTTAAAAATCAACTTGGACCGTGTGAGCCATTGTATCGACAAGATGTGGATGGATGGCCCTGCAGGTTATGGCAAGTTGAGAATATTACCCACACCCATGGGCCAATTGGTCAAGACCATGTTGGATTCGGGTGTAAAACTAGGAGTTTCGAGCCGTGGTTCCGGAAACGTGAACGAAGGCAACGGACATGTCAGTGA